TTTATAAAAAATTTGGCATTAGATTTAAAAGGTAATACACTTATATTATACAGTAGAGTAGAAACCCACGGCCAGATACTTTATGAGATGATAAATAATTCTGTACAGAATGGAAGAAAGGTTTTCTTTGTTCACGGTGGAGTAGATGCTGAAGAGCGAGAATCGGTTAGAGAAATTACAGAAAAAGAGAACAATGCTATTATTGTTGCTTCTTACGGCACTTTCTCTACAGGTATTAATATTAAGCGGTTGCACAACGTCATCTTTGGTTCACCATCCAAATCCCGCATTAGAAATCTCCAATCCATTGGTAGAGTCCTCAGAAAGGGAAAGGACAAAGTAAAGGCTAAATTATACGATATTGCAGATGATCTAACTAAAGGATCAAGAAAAAATTATACTTTAAACCATTTTATTGAAAGAATAAAAATTTATGTTAAAGAACAATTTAATTACGAGATAATATCAATTGACATTAAAGATTAGAAAGGGAGAAAACTATTTTGATTGAGGATAATTTTTACGCAACAATTAAATTTAAATCTGGTGAAGAAATATTTGCTCAGATAACAGCTTCTGAAGAAGAAGATAGAACTATGTTGCTAGTATCTAATCCTATAACGGTAGAAGAAGTGAGGATGAAAGGAAGAACTTGTGGTTATAAATTCGAACCCTGGCTAAAGACTACAAAAGAAGATTTGTTCGTTATCGATTTAGATAATGTTCTTACTATGTCTGAATCAGCTGATGTGGAGATGATTTGTTATTATCAAGATTTTATTCGTAGACATAATAAAGATTCTAATACTAAACTAGATAGAAAAATGGGTCATCTAGGAAGTGTAAATGACGCTAAGAAGCTTCTAGAAGAACTTTTTAATATGAATCCAGCTTCTAAAGAATAGCGAACCTATCCTTTCATTGTGAACAAACCTATTCTATATGGATTTTAAGGACTTGTCAACTATTAAATAACATGGTATACTATTACTCATATAAGTAATTATATTGATGAAAAGAGCTAAAAGGTCCGAACATTATGTGAATAATAAGGAGTTCCTTAATGCTCTTGAAAATTACTTTGCTGAAATAGAAAGGGCTAAGTTAGAAGGAAAGCCTAAGCCTGTCATTCCCAGATACATTGGTGAGTGTTTTTTAAAGATTGCTAACCATCTATCATATAAGCCAAACTTTGTGAATTATATGTTTAAGGATGATATGATATGTGATGGAATCGAGAATTGCGTAAGATATATTCATAACTTCTCACCAGATAAGAGTAAGAATCCTTTTGCTTATTTCACTCAAATCATTTATTATGCTTTTCTTCGGAGGATCTCACAAGAGAAGAAGCAATTGGAGATTAAGAATAAGATTTTAGAGAAGACCAATTTTGATGAAGTTTTTGATTCTAATGAAGCTGATGCATCCAATTATAGTGAATACAACCAAATAAAAGATAATGTCTATAGTAAGATGAGGTATCAATGAAAATAGATTTATATGGATGGATCGAGAAATTGAAGAATTCATTGAGGAATGTTATTTGACTTGTGACTTGATAATTGGTGATTGTATTAAACTCTCTAGAGAGTTAGAAGATAATTTTATTAACTGTACTGTCACCTCACCCCCATATAATAAACATAGTGTTGGATCCACCAAAGAATCTTTGGTCAAAGAGTATATCCCCGGAAAACAAAGCAATGGTGTTTTTCGTAAGATTGAATACGATTCCTTCAATGATAGTCTCCCAGAGGATGTGTATCAGGAACAACAAGTAGAGTTGTTGGATACTCTCTATGATAAAACAGTTCCTGGTGGTTCTCTATTTTATAATCATAAAGTTAGATACTTGAAGGGAGATTGTATTCACCCTATTGAGTGGTTGAGGAAGTCCAAGTGGCATATTAGAGAAGAACTCATCTGGACTAAATCAACTGGTACAGAAATCTCTGGATATAGATTTACTCAGTGTGAGGAAAGAATCTATTGGTTATGTAAGGGAGATAAACATCCAAAGATGTCTAGAAAGTGTGCTGATTTTACTTCAGTATGGAAGTTTCCTCCTGATGTAAAGAATTCACATCCAGCACCATATCCTCTTGTATTGCCTTTAAGGTGTATTGAGGCTGTGATGTCAGAGCCAGGTGTTGTCCTTGACCCCTATTCTGGTTCAGGAACAACAGGTGTGGCAGCCACACTACTGGGCCACGACTACATTGGATTTGATCTCTCTGAGTGTTATAGTGGAACGGCAAAAGAGAGGATTGAAAATCCAACAAAAAGGGATATTGAAAACTTCCGTAAGTATTCAGACTCTAATCCACAAATTAGTTCATTTTTAGATGATTTCTTTTATTAAAGTTACTCACCTCTGGAAAAAGTTTAGCAGTAGACCATAACCATGAAACTGGCAAAGTTAGGGGATTATTGTGTAAAAATTGTAATATTGGTTTGGGAATGTTTTTAGATATCATTGACTTTCTTGAGTCTGCCGTGTTATACTTGAAATCTAGCTAAGAGTTATTATGCGTATTGGCCTAATCAGTGATACCCACTTCGGTGCGCGTAAAAATTCTAAACTCTTTCATGATTATTTTGAAGAGTTTTATAAAAATGTTTTCTTTCCTACCTTAGACAAGGAAGGTATTACTACGGTATGTCATTTGGGTGATTGTTTTGATAGCCGTAAAGGGGTAGATTTTTCTGCATTATCATGGGCTAAAAGTGTATTCTTTGACCCATTAAGAGAAAGAGGAATTTCTTTACATCTTATAGTAGGTAATCATGATGCTTATTATAAAAATAGTAATAAGATAAATTCTATTGATTTGTTATTGAGAGAATATGATAATGTAAAGGTATATTCTGAAGTTGAGAGTGTGCTGTTGGGTGATCTAAATGTTCTTTTTATTCCTTGGATTAATTCTGAGAATGAAGAGATGGCTTTGGGATTGATTGAAAGATCAAGTGATCCTGTGTGTATGGGACATCTTGAACTTAATGGATTTTATGCTACACAAGGACATGTTCACGAAAATGGGATGTCTATGGATCCTTTTGAGAAGTTTCAGAAGGTTTATAGTGGACATTTTCACATCAGATCTAATAAAGGAAATATCTATTATTTGGGCAATTCTTATGAGATGTTTTGGAATGATTGTGATCATACGAGAGGATTTCATATTTTCGATACAGAAACTTTAGAACATACCCCTATTGATAATCCTTATAAATTGTTTTATAAGATATATTATGAGGATACTCCTTATCAGACTTTTGATGCTAGGGAGTATGAGAATAAAATAGTTAAGGTTATTGTTAAGAAAAAAACAGATAAATTTGCATTTGAAAAATTTATTGATAAGCTTTATTCTGCAGGAGTTGCTGAATTAAAAGTAGTTGAGAATTTTCAATTAGTGGAATCTGAAGATTTTGATGTCGAGGAATCCGAGGACACTCTTTCTATTTTGGATAGATATATTTTAGAGTCAGAAACAGAATTGGACAAGTCCGTTATTCAGAAAATGATAAAGGAAATTTATCAAGAATCTTGCGAGATGGTATAATGTACATTATAACTATAAAAGGAAAGGAAAGAGAGGGAGCCTATTCTGTGACAGATGATGATGAAGATCAAGTTCTTTATATTTTTCAAGAGGAAGATGACGCTACTCGTTATGCCTTACAATTAGAGGATATGGATTATCCTGAAATGAAAGTTATTAAAGTTGAAGATGAGGTAATGATTAAAACTTGTGAAATGCATGGCCACAGGTATACTATTATTACTCCCAATGATATCGTAATTCCCCCATTAAAACCACATGATTATATTTGAGACGATAAGATGGAAAAATTTTTTAAGCACCGGCAATCAATTTATTGAACTTAAATTAAATAAAAATTCTACCACACTGATTGTGGGCACTAATGGTGCTGGGAAATCAACCGTCTTAGATGCCTTGACTTTTGTGTTGTATGGTAAGGCTTTTAGAAAAATTACTAAGCCTCAATTAGTTAATACTACTAATGAAAAGAATTGCTTAGTTGAAATTGATTTATCTATTAATAGTATATCTTGGAAAGTAGTAAGAGGAATTAAACCAAATATTTTTAAGATCTATAGAGATGGAGAGTTATTAGATCAAGATGCTCATGTTTTAGATCAACAGAAGTGGTTGGAACAAAATGTTCTTAAGATGAATTATAAGTCTTTCACTCAAATTGTTATTTTGGGTTCTAGTACTTTTGTTCCTTTTATGCAATTGACTGCTGCTAATAGAAGAGAAGTTATTGAGGATCTTTTAGACATTAAGATCTTTTCTACGATGGGTAATTTCGTTAAAGATAAGATGCGTGTGATAAAGGATGATGTTAAAACATTAGAATTAAAGAAAGAATCTCTTAGTGATAAAGTTGTTATGCAAAGGGAGTTTATTGGGGAGATAGAAAATCGTGGCAAAGAGAATATAGAAGAAAAGAATAATAAGATTAATGAACTTGATCAGTCTGTATCAAAGTTAATAAAGGATAATGAATTCTATGAAGGTGAAGTAGTAGGATATACACAGATGCGAACTCAGAGTGATGGTGCTGCAGAGAAACTTCGTAAGTTATCTGGATTAAAAGGTAAGATTT